TAAAAAAAGAAAAAGCTATAAAAGATCAATTAGTATCTCCTTATAAACCTACTAAACCTACTAAACCTACTAAACCCGCTAAAATATGCCCTGAAGGAAAAGAAGTAAATCCAGTAACTGGAAATTGTGTTAATAAATGTAAAGTAGATGAATTTAGAAATGTTGAAACTGGTAAATGTAATAAAAATAAAGCAATTAAAAAGGTAGTAAAAAAGCAAGAAGTTAAACAAGAAGAAAATCAAGAAGTTAAAAAAGAAGAAAATCAAGAAGTTAAACAAGAAGAAAAGCAAGAAGTTAAACAAGATAAATGTTCGGAAGATAAAAAAAAAGAGTGTGAAGAAAAAGGAAAAAAATGTAATCCCGATTCTGGAAGATGTATAAAAAAATAAATTGCGTTTTAAAATAGGTTATCAAAATATAATATAAAATTAGGATTTGCTTAGAATTAAAATGTCGACACCTACTGCTACATTACCAAAAAATACTGACAATAAAAAACAGGACAGAAATGATATTAATGATCCATTGGTACAAGATGTGTTAAATGAGTTTCGTGACGAATATTCTTCAAATAATAAAAATAATAATGGTGGGGGTGGTGAAATGCTAACGGAATTTGAAGATATAGTTGAATTCCCTCCAGATGAAAACTATCATTCTCGACCAATGCAATATAGAAAATCTAACTATAATATGCCAGATAATTATTATAATAATCAACCTCATCAACATAATAGGACTGATAGCCATTCGTATTTAAATATTGATATTGAAATAGTTAAAAAAAATTTAACAATTGTTATAATTGTATTATTAATCCACAATACAGGGATTATGGCATTTATATATGAAAAAATGCCAGAATATTTACATGAAAATTTAAATGCTTATGATATTGCTTTTAAATCAATGTTATTATTCATAGTTTTATATATACTAAATATATTACATTATATTTAATTTCTGTATGTATAATTTATTAATTGACTACTTTTATTAGATGTTAATGATGATGAATATTTATAAATAAAAAATACACCAATAAAAAACGTTAAAAATATTGTAAATATAGTAGTACCAAACAATATTTTATAAGAAGTCATATCAAATTTTTCTTTATTCATAACAACTAATGATATTATGACTACCGTATATAATATAATTATCATAGAGTATACAGCAATAAATAGATATTGATTACTATAAGTTGATGTACTATAACTCCATAATAATAAAACTACTACTATTATGCTCATAATCGAATATCCAAATAACACAAATGTATTTTTTACAACTGCATCATTTTCAGTTTGTGATACAAATCTTTCTCTTGGCATTATTATCTATTAATCATAAAGATAATAATAATTTATACTAATTGATCATAATTTAAATCACCATAATAACCACAATTATAATCGTATCCTCCTAAATGATTATTACCATCATTTAATCCTTGTGATTTATATAAATGTTGTTTAGTGAATTCTCCAGATGTATCACCAATTTCTCTATTATGATAATTGTTATCATCATAAATGTTATTTTGTGCAGCGTGTAAATGTTCTTGGGAAATAAATGGACCATAACCTTCTTTATCTTCTAATTTATTTATATCTCTAATAACATTTTTTTTTGCATGATTATCTAATTTACAAATATCATTTTCACATTTTTTTTTTACATTTTCTGTATTGTTATTTAATTCTTTTTTAATTTCATATTTTATTTTTTCAATTTCTATACGAACCTTCTTTTTTTCTATAATTTCAGTATTATATATTCTAAAATATATTACTAATAGTGCTAATGTTATAACAAATCCAGCAATATTGTCGATAAATATTAATACTGCTAAACATAAAGTAGCCAAATAAACTTGCATATATGGATCTTTAAACAGTATTTTAAATGGTATGTCGCGAATTAATACTACTATTGATAATATTATAACTGAAAAAATTCTAAATAAATCAATAATCATTAATTATTATATCTCTATTATAATTCATATAAAAAAATGATAACATAATATTTATGTAATAAGAATAAAGAATTATATAAGATGTTGACAATCAATGGTTATAGTATTGTTAAATCTTCATTAGATAATGATAAGTTAATAAAAATAAAAGAAGATTTAACAATGAAACCACGAATAAATTTTGATATAGGTGTTAAAAAAGAGAATAATGATAATACATTTGTTTTATATCGTGAAACTGAAAAACGTATATACATACCCCGTTATTATGGCTTTTGTCAATTTGGTTTACCTAAAATATCAAAAGTAACAGGTGGTTTAGATATCAATGTAGATTTTAATGGTAAATTAAGAGATTATCAATTAGAACCTGTTAATAAATTCTTAGAAGCTGCTAAAAATCCTCTTAAAATGGGTGGTATTATTTCCGTACCTTGTGGTTTTGGAAAAACTATAATGGGACTTTACATTGCATGCCAACTTAAGAAAAAAACTATGTTTGTTAGTCATAAAGATTTCTTAAATCAACAATTCGTAGATACAGTCAAAACATTTTCTCCAAATGCCAATATTGGTATTATTAAACAAAATAAAGTTGATATAGAAAATAAGGATTTTATAATAGCATCTCTACAATCACTTTGTATGAGAGATTATGATATTAATATTTTCAATGATATTGGATTTATTATAATTGATGAAGTTCATCATACAGGTGCACAAGTTTTTTGCAGAGCATTTAAAAAATTACATACTCCAATAATTCTTGGATTATCTGCTACATTAAATCGTAAAGATGGTATGCGAAAAGTTTTTGAGTATTATATGGGTACTTCCGTATATACTATGAAAAAAAAGGAATTTACAGAAGTTGAAGTGCAAATTCATAAATATTACGAACCTAATATAGAATATTCAGGTATTAAACAAATGTGGAATGGTAGAGATAATATTGCTGCAATGATAAATAATATTTGTAATTTTAAACCACGTACCGAATATATTATAAATGTTTTAGAAAGTATAATTAAAAAAGAACCTGATCGACGTATACTCATTTTAAGTGAACGTAGAAATTTACTTAATGATATTGAAAAATATATTATAGATAAAAATATTTTAAATAAAGACTATGGATTTTATGTTGGTAAAATGAAGCAAAGTGATTTAAATATATCAGCTGAAAAACAAATCATATTAGCAACATACCAACTTGCATCTGAAGGATTTAATGTACCAACTCTAAATACTATAATATTTGCTTCACCTATATCTGATATTCAACAATCAATAGGTCGTATTCTTAGAGAACGACCAGAAGATAGAAAATATATACCATTATGTATTGATATTTTAGATGAGTTTTCTGCATTTAAAAGGAAAGGATATGCACGTACAAAGTTTTATAATACAAATAAGTATAATATATCTTATTATCTTGATAATGAATTAATTAATTATCAAGATAATACAACTGAAGAAGAAACAAAAACAAAATTAAATTTTATAGAAGATGATGATTAAAATATTATTTTAATATAGTAATAGTAAATATGATAGATAAAGAAATATACTATATAGAAATCATATGTATTATATTTCTAATATTATTTTTAGCATTATTATTTTATAACGTAACTATTCCCGAACCTGTTAAAGAAATTGAAAATGAATCTGATTATGTTATACCAAAAAAAGAAATTAAAATATCTAACCATGATGTTAAAGTAAGATGCCCTCCTAAATTAATTAATTTATATAATGAAGATATTAAACAATTACCAAATAAAAACGATATAAATATTATAAATAAAAGTAGAATTAATCTTTATAATAATAACAATTTAATTGATAACCCAAACTTTAATAAAGAAATTATAACTCAAGAATCTATTAAAACAAAGAAGGATAGGGAATTTGATCCAGAATTAGAAAAGGTTTATACTACAGATCTAGCTGAAAATAATAATCCAAATATTGATTATAATCAAATATTTGATTATTCCGTAAAACCTAATAAAAGTGATTTGCCAATGGTTAATATGCCCGCATGCTATCTCAAAAGTAATTCCAGATCCTTTAAATTATCTGATAAATTAGCCCAATTATAAAATGAGTACATAATTTAATTTTAATTTGATATTTATTGATTTATATATTTTTTAACATAATTTGTAATTATGTACTCATTTAAACAATATTCAATAATAAATTAATGAATTAAATAACAACAGATTAATTACAGATATTATTTAATTCATTATTTAAATATGTTATTATTAATTTTTTATATGAATTATCATTAGTTTTTTTAAAAGTAATAGTATAATTTTTATTTAATATAAACACTTTTTCTTTATCTGTTAATATATATCTATCTACATATTCTATGAGATCATATAGAGTTTTATTTCTAATATATATATTTAATTTAGATAAAAAGATTTTAAATACACTTTTATATCTAAAAATATAGAGATCTTTAATAGAATATAATGCATATAATATATTATCTTTATATTCAATTTTATCTACTAAATTGTCAATAATTACATTATTAATTATTTCCGTTGATTCCCTAATAGCATCTTTTAAAGCAAAAAAAGATTCAATTTGCGATTCATCATGATTATTATTATTGGTTTTTAAAGTTGACAATACTGGTTTTAAATTATCTCTAATCTTACCTCTTACTGACCATATAGGAGTACTATCAAATAAATATGGTATATTATTATTATTAGCATATTTTACAATATCTACTTTTTTAACATTAAGCATTGGTCTCCAAAAATTAATAGAATCTATTGATTTTAAAATTTCCATACCAGATAAATTATCATAATTATTTTTATTTGTTATATTTGTTATTATATTTTCAAAACAATCATCTTTATTATGACCAAGTAATACATATGTATTATTATCACTTATTTTTTCGTACATATTATATCTAATTTTTTTTGTGAGTTCTTCATAAATATCTCTTAATCCATTATTTAAACAATCACATCTACTTATTTCAGTAATTGTTCTATATACTAACTTAACATCCAACATATTACAAAAATAATTTACAAATTCTAATTCATCTGTTGATTCAATACGATTATTATAATTTATATGAACAGCTATAACGTTATTAGTTATTTTTTTAATAATATGTAAAGCTACAATACTATCTACACCTCCTGATAATGAAACTATAATTCTACAATTATTTTTAAGTTTAATATATTCATTTTTTACTGTTGTAAATATAATATTATTATTTGTAGAAACTTTTTTTTGAATCAAAGAATTTTTATCAAATATATTTTGATCAATTTCTTCAATTTTTTTAACTATTAAAGTATTATTCACATATGTTTCATTGATATCTGAATAGATATTATTTATAGTTGCATAAATATATCTTTTACATTTAGTTTTATTTAATTCATTTGAATTATTATAAATACTTATAAATATATTAATAATTTCATGAATTTTACTTATATCTTTCACGTGTCTAAATGGTAAATAAACAAAAAATAATTCATCGATTGTTAATATTTTTTCATAAATACTTAGCACATAATTTGAAAATTTAATTGCATCATAAGAATATTGTATTATATTAATATCCTCATGTAATCTTTTATAATGTCTTGGTATTTGATCGAGTAATAGAATGCAAGATATCAATGTTTCTTTACTATAAAATTCTTTAAATTCTAATATTTTATTAGTATTATTGATATACTTTAAATATTTGTTACATAAATATTCATCAATAATTTTATCATTAGCAAACCATTTTGATCTATTATTAAACCATTCATTATAAATATTATTCATCAAAATACATATTGTAATAGTAAATAATATTTATATTGTTTTTTATTTAAAAAAATGATAGATAATATATTACAATAACATATTATTAGTCTAATGCAAGGTATTATTAGTTTTTCGAATAGAATTGCTTTCAATATTAAAAGTAATGATCATAAAGATTTAATATTGTCCGATTTATATGATAAATATAATATTAAAATTCTACAAAGACATCATCATAATTTGGATATAAATAATGTTAATTTTATTTTATCAAACCATATGTTGAATTTAAGATCAAATGGTAATAGATATTATCTTTATTTTACATTATATAATGATGTTGAAATTATGTATTATATTGATAAAAAAATACACCCTGGTTATCAACGTCCTCGAATAATATTTGGTAGAGGATTATTTGATAAAAACCTGTTTAAAAATACATTATTTGATGGTGAAATGGTAAAATGTAAAGACGATTCTTGGACATTTTTAATTAATGATATTATTTGTTACGAAGGTATACATTTAACAAATAAAACATTACCCGAAAGACTCAATATAATTTATAATTTACTTGATAAACAATACACGCCTGATAAAACTATTGATGTATGTAATTATAAAATTAAAACATATTTCAATATGTATAAAGAATCAATAGAAGAAATTGAAAAAATATCTAAAGAGCTAAATTATACATGCAGGGGTATTTATATATGGCCATATAGTTTGAAATACAAACCGAAGCTATATAATTTTGACGATTCAAATATTGTCGAAGTCGTTAGAAAAACAAAAGATATTACAGAATTCAAAACAACTACTAATGTTGAAAATATACCTAAAATAGTTACAAAAAATGTTATAAATGAAATAATTGGTGAAAATGATAGAATATTATATTTAACAAAAACAAATGAACCTGATATTTATAATGTTTATGATAAAGAAGATATAAAAAATATGCTAGGTATTTCATTGGTTCAAAGTCTTAATGACAGCAAAATGTTAAGACTCGCATTTAAAGATAAAAATGCAATGACTGTAATTGCATTTATTTGCACTTATAATGAAAAGTTTAAAAAATGGCAACCAATATCTACTTCATAATTGCTTTTAATGAATTGTGAGATAAATAGTCTTTTAGTTCAAAATCTCCATATTTTAATTCTTCTATCCATTTTATTTTTTCATCAGTACTACAATTAATATGTGGTGGGAATTTTTTTATAATAAGTTTTGGTAAATTATATTTTTCTAACACAATTTGCTTATTTATCTGTTCGGAATGTTCGTAGTATATATGAGCATCACATATTGAAAGACAAATTTCAGAAATATCAATATGTAATACTGTTGCAAGTATTTGTGTTAAAAGTGCTGTACTTGCTATATTAAATGGTAATCCTAAAAATAAATCTGAACTACGTAGAGTCATATGACATGATAATCCTTTACTGGTTTTATTAAAAATATATAAAATATGACATGGTGGTAAAGCCATTTTATCCAAATCAACTGGATTCCACCCAGATAATACAGCTCTTCTACTATTGTTAGGTTTTTGTAATTCATCTAATAAATATTTAATTTGATCCTTACCAAATGTATTCGAATCATTATAATCTTTTCCGAATTTACGCCATTGCCAACCATATACTGGTCCTAATTCACCTTCTTTATATTCAGTTAGTCCAATACTATCAAGATATTCTCTTGTAGAATTACCATCCCATATATTTATATTTTTTTCCTTTAATTCGTTTGCATTAGTAGAACCTCTCAAAAACCATAGAAGTTCTTCTACGATACCCCTGAAAAACATTTTTTTAGTAGTTAATAATGGAAAATTATTAATATTATCAAACTTAATCATACATCCGAATTTTGAATATACAACCCCGTTTCTTGTTGATTTTATTTCACCATTTTTTAAAGTTTCTTTTAAAAGATTTAAATAACCTTCTTCATTTTCAAAATACATTTATTATTATATAATAATAATTTTTTATATATTTATTTCATATATTTTAACATATCTATATTTTCATAAAGTCTTCTTAATAAATATGGGTAAATATCGAAAATATTACCATATGGAACATACTTAAATACAGTTTTATTTTTACTTAATAAATATTCTGTTGAATTATCCCCCATACCCAATAATTGTGCATATGATACATTATATCCTGGTTTAAGTGATAAAGTATATTCAATCGATTCTTTATTATGTGTAGCTATACAAATTTTATTATTTGTGTTTTCAATAAGATATTTAACAGCATCATTATAATTAACATCCGTATCTTTTTTATCTTTAAATAGTTCTATATTATTTCTATTATAATAAGCTCCTCTTACTAATTTAAATCCTATTTTATCATAGGTATCTAAATCGCGTTTAATATAATATAAACTATTTTTTTTATACATTTGATATGTTTTAAATAAATATAAATTATCTATATCTTGATATTTTTCAATAATTTTATTAAAAATCTGATTTTCTTTTTCATATGAATATGTGCTTTCAGCATCAAAATAGATGTATTTATTATGATGTTTTGTATTTATAACTCTTTTTATAAATTTATCAATATTATCTTCGGGATTATATTCTGAAAAAGATGAAAGTTTAATAGCATACCCTATATCATGTTTAGTGTGATCAAAACTTATTTGATTTATTAATGAGATTACTTCTTTATTATAATTTATAACATCACCATGTGTATTAGCACCTTCCTTTGCATAATCAATAATAGGAATTATAGATTTGTCATACAATTTATCAATAAATTTAGAAACAGCAATATAATTAGTACCACCAATAAATCTAAATAACATAAACTATAATTTGATAATATTTTAATATTATTAACTTAAATTTTGAATATAGTTATTAATTTACTATTTATTATAATATATGATAGGAATTTTAACATTTATAATAAAATATAGTATAATTATAAAAAGTGAGTATGAAACATGTTATTATAGGGGCAGGAATAACAGGATTATATCTTGCATACAAGTTAATAAAAGTTAAAAAAGTAGATCCTATTGATATAGTATTATATGAAAAGAATAATCGTATAGGAGGACGCGTTTATACATATAGCAATAAGGGATTTAACTATTCTGTTGGAGCAGGAAGATTAGGAAAAAAACACAAATATGTTATGAAATTAATTAAAGATTTCAAGTTAGATAATCAAATAATAGATATTGGAAATAACAAATGCTATTTTATTGATGGAAAAATGATGTATGAAAATGAATTATTAAAACATTATAATTCAAATTTTAGCAGTTTAGATAAATTATGGGAATATGCTATAACTAAGAAAGTTAAAGTTAATAAACATGATTATAACTTACATAATTACTTTTCATTATTTATGTCTACAAATGAAGTTGAATTACTAAGAGCTTCACTGGGATATATTGCTGAAATGTTTGATATGAATGCATATAATGGAATATTAACTTTACGTAAAGATTTTGATGTCAAAAATAATGACTTTTTTATATTAAAAGATGGTTTACAAATATTATGCGATGTTTTATATAATTATTTATTATCATGTGGAACCGAAATTAAATTTAATTCAACATTGACTGATATTGATGATAAAAAAAAAAATTATAATATTGGATCTTCAAAATATAATTATAATAAAATGTATGTAACTATTACTAGACGTGATTACATTAATATACCATATTTCAAAAATTATGATTATTTGTTTAATAATGTTAGTGATGGTAAACTTTTGAGAATATATGCGCAATTTAAAGATGTTTGGTTCAAAGATATTCCCAAAACATTAACTGATAATAAATTGCAATTTATAATACCGATTGATTATGAATCTGGATTAATACAAATAAGTTATAGTGATAGTTATAATAGTGATTTTTGGAATAATTTTAAAGATAAAAAAGATGTTAAAAAACATATCAGGAAATTATTAAATGAAATGTTTCCTGATAAAAAAATAAAAGAACCAGAATGGATTTCAATGCATTATTGGAGTTCTGGTGACCATTTATGGAAAGTTGGTATTAATTCAAAAAAAATACAAAAAGAGATTGATAATGTTTTTGTTAAAAAAGACATATTTATATTAGGAGAAACCTATTGTGATAGGCAAGCATGGATAGAGGGAGCTATTGAAACAGTTCATAAGAAAATTCTAAATTGAATTGTTAATAAAACAAGAACAATTTAAAGGATTTTCGCAAAATCCTATACAAAATTTATTATTCATTATTTTTTGCGTATATTTTTTATATTCTTTTTTACGGTCATTGTGTTTTTTATCTTTAATAATATTAACTAATTCAAATGCACGTTTTCTCATTAAAATACTAGATAAATTACAAACGATTTTTGTTGTATTTTTCATAATCTGGGGTGATGTCATTATTTGTGATGTTCTATTATATATAATTAAAAAATAAAATATACTTATGTCATTTTTTATAATATTATCATCTTTAATTTAAAATGGCACCGTCATTGTTTGGCGGCGGAGAGTATTGACAGATGCTCCATTTAAGTTTTGAGAACAGTTAATATCATTTTTTTCAGATTTTTTATTAATTCTAAGTCTTATAGGTAGAACATAGCGCTCAGTATTTTTAATATACTCGAAATCACTTTTAATAGATGAACTACTTGCTTGGTTTCCATAACCAAATCTGGCAGAATCACTTTCAATTTGACTTGCTCCACGAGTTGCTCCACGAGTTGCTCCACGAGTTGCTCCACGAGTTGCTCCACGTGTTACTTCTACATGTTTAGGTTTCTTAAATACCATGAAAGACAAATAAATCAAACCTGTATTTTCTGTTGATTTTTCCATACCCAATACTAACTCTTCTTCTGTTGGTTCATATCCAATATCCATTGCTCTCTTTGTAGACCATTGATAGCTTGCGTGAGGATTTTGATCAAAGTTAAAGTTATCCCCATTGTTAGCAGGAATATTCCACATTGTACCATCCCTTCTAATATTATTTGGGATAGTTGAAAAATCACTTGTATATTCAGGATAATTATTATCAACAGCAAAGCCAATAGCATAATCATTATTGTAATCATCATTGGTATTGATTGAAATATTTCTTAGTTTAATTACAATTGGACCTTCATTTGTAATAATACGATACCCTTTCATATAATTATCTCCTTCACCAGATTCAAATACTTCTACATTATAATTATCATAAAAATTCTTTCGGTCTGTTTCGTTTTTGCAGATTTCGGAATCTTTTCCCTCTCCAAAGTCGATGTTGAGACTAACATTGTGGTTGTTAGTGTTGTAGGACAAGTTGATGGTATCAGTGTTGGTAGAGAACATTATTTATTGATAATAATAAAATAAATATATCTTATCAATTTTTATATTTTATTATATCATTATTAGTGTTAGAATATATAAGTATATATATTAAATATATATATAATGACTGATAATTATAAAATTATTTTAAAAAATAATAATAATGATATAGCAAATCATATTTATTTAAAAATTAAAACAGTTAGATCATCAAACAAAGAATGGCTTGTATCAAAATTAAAAAGGTATATTTATGATCATTTAAAACTACCAATATATGAAAAAAAAAATATTGAAGAAATAATATTTAATTATGGAATACAAAATGCAATACAGTATTATATATTAAATAAAATAAAATTCGAAGATATAATGGAATTTATAGAAAGTGATGAAAATGATATTATATATGGCATTGCCTTTAATATTGTTTATGAAAAGTTTGAATATAGAATTGTAAATTAATAATAATTAATATTTATTGTTTCCATTTATTACCACATATTAAACAATTCATGAATAAAGTCGATGCTTCATCTCCTGAACGTGTTTGTAATTCATAATAACTTACTTTTTTACTTTTACATCTCATACATGTAATCATTTCTGACATTGCTACCAATTTAATTTCATAGGCCGCTTTGAATCTTCTTTGATTCTTTTCAATAATATCTTTCCATCTTTCGGGAAAGATATTTTGATATTGCATATATGGTAGCATATGTGGTGTAAACTCTTTTTTTTTAACCATACGTTGATATAGATCTTTATTACCAACATAGCTGTCTTTTTTAATATTTGAATAAATACTTCTTGATATATTAACATATGTTTCAATCAATATTTGATTTTTCCACGATAATTGTATACCACTATTATTAGCATAGTCTATAGTATAATTAAATATACCTATTTCTAAATCTTTTGCGTAAATCTCAGAAATTTTAAGTTTTTTAATAATCAAATCTATAAAATCATTTCTGACTTTATGTTTATTATTTTCATAATAAGAAATATTTTCTACTAATTCATTTTCAATTTTAGTATGTTTTTTTATTTCATCTTGTAGATTATAAAATATATAATCGCTTGACAAATCCATATTTACAATGTAATAAATATTACCTATCATTTTTTTATATCAATTAAATAAAAAATGATATAATAGTTATTATAGCATTATTACACAATAATGAATAACATAAATTTAAATGAATATGTAACTGATGAAATTAATATTATTGAAATTTATTTTATTAATAAAATAACTAATAATAAAAATATAATCGATGTTAAAATGCAAGATAATATTGATGATAAAATTAGCAAATCATATAAAAAATTTAGAGAAGAAAAATATAAAATGTATTTTATGAAAGATAAAATATACACTTATGAAATATCAAACGATAATCAATATGTAACATCAAAAAATAAAAAAACAAATGGTATTTTAAAAACAAAAAAAGGAAATATATATATTGTCGGATCAAAAATAGATAAATATCCTCAACATGTATTTCCATGTACAAATGATATTGATAATATAAGCGAAATTTCAATATCAGAATATAAAATAACAAATAGAATATCACTTATTATAAAATGCAATATCGTAGATAATACTAAAACTCTTTTAATTGAATATAAACATTCATTAAATGTTGAATTAGATAAAATAATGGAAATTATTAATAAATTGGTTAAACATATTGAAGTAATTTTAACAAATTAGGATAATAAAAATTTTATGTTTATTATATTTTACAGAATATTAAATAATTAAATTTATTTTTTGCCCCATTTTAAAGTTTAAAGGGTGTAACAATAAAAAAAAATTGATAGTATATATATAAAAGTATTGAAAGATATAATATAGCATAAATAATGTCTGCGATTATTGATTATGATAACTTTCTATCATTTGTAAATAAAATGAATAGTAAATCTAATGATGATGGAATTATATCTAATTATAAAGATATTTACGACGGATATACAACATATATGGTATCAAAAAAGTATAGTAATGCAAATATTAAAATTGCTAGAATGAATTCAGTGATCAATAGTTATATTGAATATTCAAATATTGAATATAACAGAAAATTACTCGAAAATCACTATAAAACAAAATACTATGACTCATTTAATATGATTTTAAATCCTCCAAAATGTTTGTTTACAGCAGCAGCAAGAGAAAAAAGAATTAATGCCGAAAATGAAAAAAAAGAACAAGAAACAGATGATATCAAACATCATTACGACGAAATTAATAGAATGTACAAATATTATTATGAGCTTTCACTTAAAAAAAATGATGACAAAAATGAAAATTATGAAGAAAATTTTACTGAAGAAGATATTAATGAGTATTATTCAACAACAGATAGTGATGATTATAATTATGATAGCGATAATGAATCAGATTACTATTCAGATGAAAATTAATTTCACTTAGCTTTTACATCAATAGTATATTTATATACTATTTGTACACCTTTTATTTCAATTACTTTAGGAGTTTTCAACTTTATACGTTTGGCAACATATTCATGAATTTTTTTTTCAGATCCTATCGTGGTTTCGCGTAATGATAAATTAATTTGTTTTTTTGTTTTATGTTTAGTTTTAGCAGCATTTTTAAATAATTGCGATGCCGCTTTTTTAGCAGCTGCTTGTGGATTCTTTGACGTATATCTTCCACCAGATTTTTCTACATTCGATGACTCAACAGTAAATGTTCTCTTATCTCCTACCATTTTTATTTACCTATTATATTACTATAAAATTTTTTAACATATGGATTAATTTTAAAAGAGCTTTTATCAACATTGATTATTTTAATACAATTTAACTTTTTTGCTCTTGATAATGCTGTATATGTTTGTCCATAAGCAAATATATTTTCTCCTAAATCTAATTCAACAGCATCTATAGTCATTCCCTGAGATTTATGAATAGATAATGCATAGCTTGTTTTAATCGGCATATGATATATATTAGAATTTTTTTTATTTAAAATATCTTTAAAATAATTAATAGTATGTATATTATGTTTGACATCTTCAATTATTACAAAATCATTTTCTAAAATTCTAATTATACCACGAGTACCATTCACAATTCCTTTACTAATATCGATATTTCTCGTAATAATAACTTGAGAATTCTCTATTAATTCTACATCATAATTATCTTTTTGTACACAATTATTAAAGATAGCTTTATAAATTTTAGATTTATTACCATTCTTTTTTAATTTTTCTAATTCTATATTATTAATTTTATCTACATCAATATTAATTGGATATAATTTTGTTGGAATTATATCATGTGAAAATTCTGTCAATTTTAAATTATTTAGTACTTTAATTATATTGTCAGTACACTTTCCTTTTCTAACAATCCTAAGAATATTTTGAAATAATTCATCTTCACTTTGTCTTACTAATTCTTCTAATATAATAATATTAATATTTAGTTTATCCCATAGAGAAGATAGAAAGCAATATAAACCTTTAACTGGTGCAAGTTGACAAAAATCACCTACAAATATCATTTGTATTCCTCCAAATGGTTTTTCCTCATTCGCTTTATCATTATGAGATTTAATATGTGATAATATATTTGATATCTTTTCAAATAATAAATTATCTAACATAGATATTTCATCAATAATTAATACTTCCAAATCCAATAATTTTTTATATAAAACGCTATTACTCCTTATATTATTTATAATATCATTTGTATTTTTATTACCTAATCCAATACCTAAAAATGAATTAATTGTTTGTCCATTTATTAATACAGCGGCTGTTCCTGTTGTTGCTGTTAATCCATATTTTTTCTTACTTATTTCTAATAATTTAATTATGTATTTTATTGTAAATGATTTTCCTGTACCACCAGGACCTGTAATAAATATATTACCCCCTTTCAATACAGTATTTACTGCCTCGCTTTGCTTTATATTTAACGATTCCATTATATATTATAAAATAAATATTAATATCAATTTTTTTAATAGTGTTTAAACATTATAATTATAAATTATAAATTATAAATTGATAAAAAATAAGTTAAATTGTTATTTATTACACCTTTGAACATTAAAAACACAGACTTTCTAATATTTAGGATGATTAACCAAAATTGTTAATTTTAGTTAATTTATAAATTTGATTTAAAAATAAAAATTATTAACAATATGTAAAGAAAATGCTTAAATATAGTTGCGAAAGATGTGGAACGGATTTTTCTCAAAAATCACACTATGATTCTCATAATAGACGCAAAACGTCTTGTGAAAACAATTCTGATAAAAATAAGGCAGTTGAAGAAAAATTGATTGTTAAAAATGAAGAAGTAATCGTAAATTCGGACACTATGCAACCAAATGAAAACCAAAGTAATCAAGTAAAATACATTGATCTATTTTGTGGAATGGGGTCATTTCATTATTCATTTCAAAAGTTAGGATTTAAATGTGTTATGGCTTCTGATATTTATAAACCAGCAAAAGAAAATTATAAAAAAAATTATAATATAGATGTTTTAGGTGATATTTGTGATATTAAACCATCCAGTATTGAATCATACGATATTCTATGTGCTGGGTTTCCTTGTCAGCCATTCTCACAAGCAGGAAATCATAAAGGATTTAATGATAGTAGAGGAACTATGTTCTCACAAGTAATGAGATTTGTAAAAACAAATATACCAAAAGTTGTGATATTAGAAAATGTCCAAGCTCTTTTGAATCATGATAAAGGTAAAAGTTTTGCTAAAATTAAAGAAGAATTAGAAAATGAAGGATATAATGTTGTTTATAAGGTTCTAAAATGTAGTGATTATGGAATCCCACAAATGAGAAAAAGATTATTTATAGTTGGGTTTAAAAATATTGAAGTGAATGATTTGGATAATTTCTTTGAACTTAGTAAGTATAAAAAAAATACTACACTTACTGATTATCTTGGACAAAACTTTAAAAAAGATGTTTCCTATACTCTAAGATGTGGTGGAAAACATTCTCCAATTGATGATAGACATAATTGGGATGGTTATTGGGTAGATGATAAAGAATATAGGTTGACAATTGATGATGGATTAAAGTTACAGGGGTTTTATAATTATGATTTTGTAGGAAACAAAAATGAAAAATGGAAGATGCTTGGTAATACTATTCCAACTATATTTACTGAAATTATTGGAAAACAGATAATTAAACATACTTCATTTAATTCTAATGTGTAAACTTCCTTTATATTTAATTGAACCATCAGGTTTAATGTCATTAAATACCCATGGTTTACAATATTCATTCAATACTTTTGGCATACCTTTATCTCTCAATGATATAACTATTTTATCATAAATAGATTCAATGTATACTTTTTTTTTTTGTATATTATCGTATTTTCTAAAAATAATTTTATCACTTTGATAAGTCATTATAGCATCTGATTTACACTTACTATATCCTTTACCAGTACCATCAAATACGAAGTATGATAAAATTTCTAAAAATTTTTCTTTCAACAAATAGTCATCTTTTAAACACATCAAATTACTAATAGGTGTATCTTCACCAATTATTTTGTTTATCCTTTTATCAATATATTCTTGAAGTATTTTATCCAAACAAGATACATGATCATTAAATATACCGCCTTCCTGGAATATTTTTGCACTTCTAGGAGTATGATTTAATATAGATGGATTTGCTCCATTTTTACTTTTTATAGATATACTATATACATTATTTGTTTTTTTCATCCTTATTTTACAATCAGCTTTGTAAACACAAGGTGTCTTTGATAATTTATTTATATCGACTATTTCATCATCAGTATCTATATTAAGAATGCTTATACCTTCGGATGCTTCTTCTCCAAATATCTCTATTAATTTACCAAATTCATTCATTTCATTAAGATTATATAGTTTTAATAGTAATAAAACCTCATCTTTTTCTCCTATATTTTGATTATTTTTAAGTATATTTATTCTAGCCAATAAATATTTATCTTTTTTTTCTAAATTTTCATTTATTTCCTGTTCTTTATGATAAAGTTTTTTGTATTTTTTTATCTTTAACTTTGTTGATTCAGGTTGTTTTTCTACACCTTTAATTTGACTGGTAGTTTGTTCAAAAGACATAATGTGTTCTTTGAGTATAAAAATAAGTATTTATTTTAAATCAATTTTTTCTAAATTGTTAAATTATATTATAATACCTACGCATAAAAGTAGTGATTATAAATTATCAGCAGTTAAATACTATTTATCTCATTCTAAAATTCAAGTGCAAACCTGTAAAATATTAGGTTGTTCTGAAAGAAAAGAGATTATACATATACCAATCATATTGTATATAATAAAAAATGATTAACTTATATTACATGTTTGCTATAAATATATTATTATGGAATATACAAAGAAAACATTGTCAGAATTAAATACGATAGTAGGTGAAGATATGCTTGATTTAATTCAATATATTCACGAAGACGAAAGTGATTGGTATGAAGATTCTGATCTTAAAAAAATTATTTATAGATTAATTTTTATAGAAGAAGAAGATAATACTTATAGTAATATTAATATAGTTAACGAATACCATTTCCTAATTGCTCTCGCATTGTATAAAAATAAATACAATAAAGAGTATCTTATTAATTGGAAAAAGCCGGCTGATTTCATATACAAAGATTTAGCATATTTAATAATATTAACTTATTTCAAATTATCTGATGATAGTCATTTCATTAAAAATAAAATTGAATGATTATTTACACTGTAGTCTGAAAAAAAGTGAGCTCTATGTAAAACCATAAAATATATATTACAATCTTTATTATATTTAAGGATTTAATGTTAATTTATATTGAATATTTTAATTTTAGCATTTAATATGTTCTAATTGATTTAAAAAATGATTAATTATATATTATAGTTTTATTATCAAATATGCTTAAAACAACAGTTCCCAAATATGATATACAAGAAGAGATGGATATTCTAACAACGCCTTTTGTAATGCCAGTAAAGGGAGGTTTTCAATCTGGATATTCAAATATGCTTAAAATAACAGTTCCCAAATATGATATACAAGAAGAGATGGATATTCTAACAACGCCTTTTGTAATGCCAGCAAAGGGAGGTTTTCAATCTGGATATTCAAATATGAATTAATTTACTTTAATTAAACGTAAAAATAACTTATTAAATAATATAATTATAATACTTATTTAATATTTTATAGCTATATTTGGATAAAGTGTTTTAAAAAAAGAATATATGTTTTGATTGAAATCTAATTTATTATTTATTTTAAAATTATTAATCAAGTTTTTTGATTCAAAATCACCATGTATCCAATAATGTATCATAATAGGATTCATTTGATATTTACCAGATTTAACCATATTCCAATCATTTTCAGAGAATAATATATTATCTAATTTTAAATCATTGATAGGGTATATTAATTCTCTATCTTCTATTATATGTATAGTATCATCACTATTATTTGTTTTTTTATATTTCTCTATTTGCATTTTAATATAATTTCCTCCAAATATATCAAATTTTGAAAATATATTATATCCATGATGATTTATATTTATAGGTATGTCATCTAAAAGTCTTTTAACAAATATATTATTTTTATTAGCAGCAAAAAAAGCGTTACAAATATATTTATCATCATTATATAAAGCTTTTGTTTGACAAGAAGGCTCGTATGATATATAAAACTTGTCACATTTTAAATCTAGTAATTCTTCAAAATCTCGCATTACCAATACATCTAAATCGATATATATACCTCCATAATGATAAATAATAATAATTCTACTAATATCTCCTCTTTGTACTCCAGTTCTTGCAGAAGCATATATATTATAAAAATTAGGATAATGAAGATTAATTAAATTTGTAATATCTTTATCAGACCATAGTCTAAATTCATAACCTTTGTTTTTTAATTTTTTTACATTTTCATCATATATACTTTTAATAATAGGTGGTAATATATTTGATTTCCACGTTTGATGTATTATTTTAGGTATCATATTTAATAAAAATATTAGATATTGTTTATATAATATTATTTTAAGCAGAGTTTTAATATTTTATCAGATAATACATCAATAGCAAATATTAGATTAATAATTTTAATATTACATATATTTAATTTAGGTACATATATAGATGTAACATTAAAGCTACCTATTATGTTTAGTACCCACATAAATTTAAAACATATTGTATACATATATATAGTGAAGTCTTCATTTTGTAAATTATAATTTATTAAAGAATCTCTGTAATAATATACGGGTAAAATATGAAGTATTATATTAAATATAATATATTCACAATTCAAAATAGTTCTTTTTGAAATATTATTAAATATTAATAGTTTTTTAAAAATTGGCTCTACACCTTGCAATTCTTCAAATAATATCCGTTTATCATATAAAATGAATCCATGAAAAAACATGAAAATTTGTAATGAATTCAATGCTATAAATTTATCTATTAATACATTTTTATTTAGATATATATTAGTATTTACATAATTCATTATTATCATAAAAATATTCCAATTTGTATACTGATTTATCTTTCTTTTTATAATAATATTTTCTATAAATATTTCTGTCAATTTTTTACTAACAGGCATTAATATCATTGTTGTTAGTAAAAAAAATTCAAAGTTTTCTATATCAGTAGTAGTAATTTTATTCATTATTTATTTAAAGTTTATATAATCTTATATATTTTAATTTAATGGAGATGATGTAATATCCATACCACAATATTCAACACTTTTTTCTTCAAAATCCTGTTTGATATAAATACCAATATTGATAGATTCTTCTAATAACCATTTGAAATTATTCCAAAATTCTTCTGTATGTCCGATACTATTTGAAGCGAGATGACCCATTTCATGTAAAACTACAAACATCATTGTATTAATATCAACCAATTCATTTTCATTTCTTAGACATAATATTATTTGCTCACCTTTATTTATTGAATAACTTGTATATCCAGGAGTATCTACACCTTCGCTTATTTTATCTGGTCTATAATTGTTAATTAGATTATCTACGCGAACATCATCATCACCATATGTTTTTTCAAGATGTTCTATTAATGTATTTAATCTCTTTTTAATTTTTGCAATTAAGTCAGCAGCATCTTTAGAATTTTCTTTAATTTGAACAGTATATTTTTCATTATCAAAACTACTCGTTACTTGTATTAAGTCTTTATTACTATAAAGCATAATAAAGTAATAAGATATTATAATAATTACAATGAGTATTATTAAACCCTCAGAACCTATTTCCATTCTCTATTTATTATAATTAATTAAAAATTGATTTTAATTATTTAAAAGTTTTAATACATTACTAATTATAATGGAATTTCCACGTAAAACGTATGAACCACTTGAAGTTAAAAAAGATATAGTTGAGTTTCAAATAACAGATATATATGTACCTGAAAATGATAAAAATAAAGGGAAAGACTATGATGAGTTATATACTTTATTGATATATGGAACATGTGAAAATGGTGCTACAGTGTGTGTTGACGTTCGTAATTTCACACCATTCTTTTATATTAAACCACCCGATTATTGGGAAGATTTAAGTGATTCAGCATTTGAAGGAAAGGTAGCTGAGTTCAAAGATTTTATGATGTCACAAAAATATACATCTAAATATATGAATCGTGAATATGAAAGGAAAATAATTCCAAATAATATGGAATCTCATTTTAAAGATTTAACAATTGTAAAACGAAAGGATTTTTGGGGATTTACAAATAGTAAAATATTTCGTTTCATGAAAATTTGTGTTAAATCTATGAAATTATATAATACTTTGAAATATTATTTTAAGTCTTTGGAAAAAAAAGGATTTAATGCATATGAAAGTAATATAGATCCATTTTTGAAATATTTGCATATTCAGGATATAAAACCATGTAGTTGGGTTAAAATAGAAAAATACAAAATTAATGAAGATATCAGTAGATGTGACTATAATATAGTTGTGAATCATAAAAACGTTATTCCTGTTGATAAGAATAAGATAGCACCTATATTAATTACTTCCTTTGATATTGAATGTACAAGTAGTCATGGTGATTTCCCTGTTGCGAGAAAAACATATAGTAAATTAGTACAAGATTTGGCACTTGTAGCAAAAGCAGGTTATGATTGTGATAAAGAATACCTAATTAATTGGATTCAAAATATTTATTTTGATGATATTATAATAGATGATATTACAAATCTTAAAATAAATAGAGTTTATTCTAAGAATAAAATAACAAATGAATATATACAAAAAATCCCATCATTATTGAAGCCAGTAATTGCTGAATTAATATTAATTCTTGAAAAAATTGCATCATCTGTAAATGATGAAGATGATGAAGAAGATACAAATATGACTGTTGCAGAAATCAATGCTGAAGAATTTAAAATATGTAAAATTTTAAATAATATTCTTATACCTCTGGAAGGTGATAAAATTATTCAAATTGGTACAACAGTACATTTATACGGTTCAGATAAGATAGTTTATAAAAATATTGTATCTCTAAATACATGCGATGACATATGTGATTGTGAAGTAATTTCTTGCAAAACTGAAAAAGAACTACTTAATAAGTGGAAAGATGTTATGAATAATCTTAATAGTGATATTATTGCAGGATATAATATATTTGGTTTTGATATGCCATATATATGGGATAGAGCTAAAGAACTTAATATCATAGATGACTTTAGTATTGGATTGGGAAGATTAATTACCAGAAAAAATGCACTTGTTGAGCAACAACTTTCTTCATCTGCAATGGGGGATAATATTCTAAAATATATTGATTATGATGGTATTGTTTTAATAGACTTATTAAAAGTTATGCAGCGTGATCAAAAATTAGATAGCTATAAACTTGATAATGTAGCTTCGATTTTCCTCGGAGATAAAAAGAATGATTTGAAACCTCATGAAATTTTTAGCAAATTCAAAGGAAATAGTTCTGATCGATGTGAAATTGCTAAATATTGTATTCAAGATTGTAGCCTTATTAATAGGCTTATTCATAAGCTTAAAATAATTGAAAACAATATTGGTATGGGTAATGTATGTCTTGTACCTCTTAACTTTCTATTCAGACGAGGTCAAGGTATCAAAATATTCTCGTTGATCTCCAAGCACTGTATGGATCGTGATACATTAATTCCAGTAATTAAATCATATAGTGAAAATACATTTGAAATTGAAGATGGATATGAAGGAGCAGTTGTTCTTGATCCTAAAGAAGGTATTTATTTAAACGAACCAATTGTAGTATTTGATTATGGTTCTCTATATCCATCATCTATGATTGCAAGAAATTTGTCTCATGATTGTTATTTAATTGACGAAAAATATAGGGTTGAAGATCCAAATATAGATTATATGGATGTTTCTTATGATTTATATGAGGGTAAAGGAGATAAAAAAAAGAAAGTTGGTGAAAAAGTGTGTACATTTGTTCAATATAAAGATGGTAAAAAAGGTATAATTGCTGATATTTTGGATATGCTACTTAAAAAACGTAAAAGTACTCGCAAAAAAATTGAATATAAAACTATCAAATATAAAAATGGTAAAATTATATCTGGTATTTGTAATGAAAAAGAGGATATATATGAAGTATTTGATGTAGATACTGATAATAAAATAACAATTGAGAAAAATGATGTATATAGTATCGAAGAAACATATAATATTTTCGAACAAGATGTATTTGATGCATTGCAATTAGCATATAAAATTACTGCAAATTCTCTATATGGACAAATAGGAGCAAGAACGTCTTCTATTTATCTAAAAGAAATTGCAGCATGTACAACAGCAACTGGTCGCGAAATGATTATGATGGCTAAAAAATTTGTCGAAGATAATTATGATGCAGATGTAATTTATGGTGATACGGATTCTATATTCTGTAAGTTTCCATTAAAAGATGGAGAAGGTAATATAGTTCAAGGAAAAGACGCAATACAATATGCTATTGAAGTAGGTGTTAAAGTCGAAAAAGAAATTGCTAAAATTATGCCTAAACCACAAAAACTAAATTATGAGAAATCTCTTTATCCATTTATCTTATTTAGTAAAAAAAGATATGTAGGTAATTTATATGAATTTGATGTTAACAAATATAAACAAAAATCGATGGGTATTGTATTAAAAAGAAGAGATAATGCTCAAATTGTTAAGAAGATATATGGTGGTGTAATTGATATCATTTTGGAAAAGCAAGATTTACAAGCATCTATTGAATTCCTACAAGATGAACTATCTGATCTTGTTGATGGCAAAGCTCTTATAAGTGATCTTGTTATTACAAAAAATTTACGCGCATCATATAAAGATCCTTCTAAGATTGCACATAAAGTTTTGGCTGATAGAATAGGTGCGAGAGATCAGGGAAATCGCCCAGTTGTAAATGAAAGAATACCATATGTTTATATTAAAACAAATAGTACAACTGGTCTACAAGGAGACCGAATTGAAAATCCCGATTTCATTTTAGAGAATAGATTAATACCTGACTATTTACATTATATCACTAATCAAATTATGAAGCCACTATTGCAATTATACGCACTTTGTTTAGAAGAATTGCCAGGATATGATAAAGATGATGATTTTTGGAAAGAAATAGACCTAAATCTGCAAATTAAACCATTATATCAAGATGAAATTAGAAGAAAAAATCGTATTAATAGTCTTAAGTTACAAATGGTGAAAGCACTTTTATTTGATAAATTTATTGAAATTTTATCAGAACCTAAAAAACCTCGTGGAAAAAAAAATAAAGAAATTCAAAATAAAGAAAGTAATATTATAGTTGATACAACAGTTGAAAAAATAAATGATAAAAAAATAGATACAAGTGTCCCTGATGGTGTAGCAAAAGTAGATATTAAAATAACTAAAAATCAAAAAACAAGTAAAATAGTAGCTACCGCATATATTGTAAATAATAAAAATAAAATATGGAAATATAATAATGATGATTGTAGTAATAAAGAAGACGAAACTTTAAAAATAATTAGTGAAATATTGAAACTAAATTCTGAGCAAACTTATATCATATCGCTTAATAATAAAGCTTTCGTAAAGGATTATAATGAAGCTTTACTTAATTACCAAGACTTAATAAAAAAGCAAGATAGTAATATGATTAAAAATATATTCGAAACACAAAATTTAGGTGCACTAAAATTAATTAATAAAATTCGCAAGTTTTCTGATATAATTATAAATTACAAATCGTTTTCATTTGTTATTAAATAGGTATTTAATAATAAAGTTAGCTTTCTCTTTACCAATTCCTTCAATTTTACATAATTCTTTATTTTTATTTTCAGAATCATTTAATGAAATTATTAATGATATCATATTAGGATAATAATTTGAAATATTCTTAGCTATAATATTAGAAATATATGGTATTTGTGATAATTGCATAATATAACAAGATTTTTCATCAATATTTTCAATTTTCTTTTTTTTCAATTTGATACAACTTGTATAATCTATAGGTACTTCTTCTCTATTATCAATAAAATTTTGAGGTTTATCAATTATTTTACTTGAAATCGTTAAAATTAATGTTGCGGTTTCATTTATATTTTTTGTATATAATACTCTAATATTATCTCTAAACATTGTATGTAGATAAGCTCCTTGCAACATTCGTGATTTATTAAATGTTTTTGAAGATAAAACATCGTCACCTTCAATAATGTAAGATATTTGCTTTTGCGTGTAATTAGATAACATACGTGTTTTTTGCTCTTTATATCTACCATCTTGTATCGAAGATTGTAAATCTGATGTAGTTTTTCTTTCAAAAATAAATAAAATATCATTAAATATGATATGTATATCACCCAAATCAATACAACTTTTGACAATTTCAATTTTATCTTTATAAATATCTAAATCACGTGATATTATATATTCGTATAATTGATGTTCTCTTGAATCTATTATAATTATTAATTTATTTGACATAATAATTAAATTAATAACTATTTATTTATATATAAAAATTGATTACTTTATTATATGAAAAAATAAATAATCAAATGGCTATGGTAACAACGCAACAATACTTCACCTGTCCTATCACACACAATATCATGAATGATCCGTATGTAGATAATGAAGGTAACTCTTATGAAAAGGTAGCGATCGAACAATGGCTTTTGAATAATAATACTTCTCCAATTACAAGATCTCATCTATCAATTTCTAATTTGAAACCAAATAGATCTTTAAAAGAAGCAATTGAAGCATTTTTGAATACCAATGTAACTACTTCTGTACTTCCACAAGTAAACGATAAATTATTTAAATGTGAAGAAAATCCTATTAAAGTAATAAAATCTGTTATTAAAAATGACGATAATACAATTGTAAATGTTTCAATTGTGCCAAATAAAGGTAAAATTGAAGTTCCAAATGATATTGTAGTAGTTGTTGATGTATCTGGATCGATGTCTTCACCAGCTTATATTGAACAAAATAAAAAACATATTGACGTTGGATTCACAATTCTTGATATCACTAAACACTCTATTAAAACAATTATTGAATCACTTAATACAAATGATAGAATTTCAATTGTTACATTTTCAGATGTGGCAAAAGTAATTTGTGGAATGACGGAAGTTACAAATTTTAATAAAACTTACTTGAAATCATTGGTAAATAATTTAAAAACCGAAGGTTGTACTAATATATGGTCAGGTCTCAATCTTGGATTAAAACAATTTTCAGTAAATAATAATAGTCATAATAAATCATTGATGTTCATGACTGATGGTATTCCAAGTTCTCATCTTCTGCCACCAAGAGGTATCATAGATAGTTTAAATAAAGCTATGAAGTCTCAGGAAAATTGCCCAACAATTTATACATTTGGATTTGGTTATTCATTAGATACTAAACTGTTATCTGATATTGCTAATATAGGTAATGGCACATTTGCATTTATTCCCGATTCGGGTTTTGTAGGAACAGTTGTTATTCATGCAATGGCAAATATCAAAACAGTTTGTGCAACAAATGCCAAACTTAAGATTATTACAAATAATGAAATTAAGAAAATCCATGGATATAAAAATGATAGTTTAATTGATCTTAATACAATTAATTATGGTCAAAATAAAGATATTGTAATAGTTTTGGAAAGTAATAGTAATTGTAATATTGAATTAGAATATTATTCATATAATAATAACCTTGTAACACTTTCTTCTGTATCATATGAATTTACTTATAATACTGATGATACTGTTATGAGATTAGAATTTGTTGATTTATTGAATAATATTATTCAAACTATGCCAAATGTAAATGATTCTTCAAAACTAATAAATCTATTTACTAATAAATATAATAATGATAGTTACATTATTAATGATATAAATGAACAAGTAAAGTTAGCTATTTCAAATAATACCATTTATAATAAATGGGGGAAGAACTACATTTATTCATTGATGTATGCTCACAAGGAGCAAAAATGTAATAATTTTAAAGATAAAAGTGTTTCTGTATATGGTGGTGAATTATTTAATAAAATTGTAGAAAATATTGATGAAATATTTGCCAATATGGATACACCAATACCATCTGTAGTTGTAAATAATTGTGATGTTTCACCAAAAGGTATGAATGGAACAATAGGTACAAATAATCCAACAATTGATTTCAGTCAAAGCTTTCATAATGCAAGTGGTGGATGCTTTCATGGAAATAGTAATGTAGAACTTAATTCAAATAATTTCAAAAAATGTAAAGATATTGAAAAAGGCGATATTGTAAAGACAGATGAAAAAAATACTGCTAAAGTAGTATGTGTTACAAAAATAAAATGCCATAATAATAAATGCGAAATGGTAAGTATAGGAAGTGATCTTATTATTACACCATATCATCCAATTAAGAAAAAAAATTGGGTATTTCCAAATTCACTTAATAAAAGCAATATTGTAGAATGTGATTATATGTATAATTTCGTACTTGATAATAATCATACTATCATGATTGGAAATAATATTTGCGCAACTCTGGGACATGGAATTACAACAAATGATGTTATTAAACATAGTTATTATGGTACTCAAAAAGTTATTACTGATCTGGTTAGTTTTAAAGGATATAATAAAGGACTTATTACATTTGACTCTAATTGTATTATTAGAGATAATAAAAATAATGTTATCGCTTTCGATTTGAATAAAGAATTCCTATAATTATCATAAAAGTCAAAATAAATATTATATAAATTTGTAAAATATCTTCATTTTTATAATTTGTAAAATATTCGACTTTTCTTAAATTATTAATAATACTTATATTTTCTTCATAAAATGCATTTTTTATAGGCTTGCTTGATTTACCACCCATATTTTATGTATATATATTTTTATTTAATAGATTATTTTTTTTCTTAGATAATAATTCGTATAAATCTTCTAATTTATCTTCAATATTATTTTTTCTATTATTAAATAAAAATTGCATTAGTGTAGATGGTTCTAATTCATATTTTTTAATATTATTCCACATTTGTTCAAATATTTTTTCATCTTTAAAAAATGACATAAACATATTTTTAGCTTGATATTTATCTAAATAAGTCAATTCGATATTTACATCTACTCTACAAGATCTCATAAGTGCTGTATCAAGTTTATCGGGATAATTAGTTGTCATAATAACTATCAATCCTTCGGGATTATTAAACCCATCTAAACAATTTAATATACCATTCATTGTAATTTTATTTTTTATACAATCACCATCTTTTCTGTTAGAAAAAATACAATCAATATCTTCAATTATTAAAATAGATGTTTTTTTAATATTAGATGCAGATGATATTGCCCTTATCATATCATTTTCTGTTAATTCATTATTAATATTCAAATTGCATATAGTTGCATCACATAAAGAAGCTATCGCATGTATTAATGATGTTTTACCAACACCAGGTTTTCCATGTAAAAGTATATTGATTTTATATGGGATACCGTGTGTGATATAATCATTATAAGATTCTTTAGTTATGAAAGATAGTATGGGATCTTTAATTTGATCAATTTGACCTTCTTTTAGAAAAATATTGTTAAATCCTCTTTTGGGAATAACGCTATCAAAAACCCAATCATAAAATAAAAATTTTTTCTTTTCAATTTTATTTGAAAAGTTTTTATCAAATAGTTCATTTTTCTCTTTTTCTTTTATATTTATTACATTTTCAACGAATTTATAAATTTTATCTTTTGAAGTACTTTTCAATATAATTTTTTTAATTATAAAATAATCATGTTTATAACTTATTTTAGCAATTTTTTCATCTTTTATTTTATAATCTTCAATTATAATATCAATATTATCTATTTTATATTCACCATTGACAGGTATAATCCTATGTAAATATATATAATTATTTGTTTTAGAATAAAAATCTTTATTATCTACTCTTTTTGTATTACAAATACAAACACCATCAACATCATTCAAATTATCATAAATATAAGATAAAATATGTTGAGCATCATCATAATTTGAATAATATGTAATTGATATTAAATTATTATCAATTACCATATCCATTTTACAATATATATAGTATTATATCTTTATACTTATTAAATTTAAGTGTAAAAAATGATATATGTATAATGTTATTATATAACAAAAATGAAAAAACTTATTATTGTTGAAAGTTTTACTAAAACTAAAACTATAAAGAAATATATTAACGATAATAATTTTAATATTACATTTACTGGTGGTCATATTTACAATTTACCAAAAGATAAATTGGGATTTGATACAGAAACATGGAAAATTGAATATATCAAAACAAATCCTAAAATTATTAATAACATTCGTGATCAAGTAAGTAAAGCAGATATAATATATATAGCAGCTGATCCTGATTTAGAAGGTGAAGCAATTGCAAATAATGTTAAAAATTGCATAAAAGATATTATAAAAAAAAAAGAGTGTCATAGAATAACATTCAATGAAATTACACCAGAAGCAATAAGAAATGCCTTAAATAATCCCAGAGAAATAGATATAGATACAGTTAATGCCCAAGAAACAAGAAGGATTGTTGATAGATTAATTGGGTATAAAGTTTCTCCTATTTTATGGTCTAAATTTAATATGAATTATTTAAGTGCAGGTAGGGTACAAATTGCTTCACTTATTAGTTGTATAAATCAACGTAATTTAATTAACTCTAAAGAAATTAAACAATATTGGAAAATAGATGCCAAGTTTTCTTTTAATAAATCTAAAAATAATATAGTTTCTATATTACAAAAAAACGAAGTCGACTATAAAACATATGATAGTAAAGAAGTTAAAAATATAATGAATGATTTGATTATTAAATCTAAATGGGACTCGAAATATAATATAGAAATAAGAAAGGTTTCTCCACCACCTCCATATACTACAACAACTATGCAACAAGATAGTTATAATAAATTTAGAATGAATGCTAAGGGTACAATGAAAATTGCACAAGATTTATATGAGAATGGTCTAATTACATATTTAAGAACTGATTCTACAAATATTTCAGAAGATGCTAAAAATAAAATACTAAATTATATCAAAAATACATTTAGTGATAAATATTCTAAATATAGAATTTATAAAACTAAAGTCAAAAACGCACAAGAGGCACATGAAGCAATTCGTATAACAAATCCAAGTATAGAAAAATGCAATTTTGAAGGGTGTAATAATAGCCATATTAAACTTTATGATATGATAAGAAAACGCACTCTTGCTTCTTTAATGAGTGAAGCAGAATATTCGGATATTATTATTAACATCGATAATAATCATTATAAATTTAAGGCAATCAAAAGTTTTATGACATTTAATGGATTTAATATTATTAATGATTACAAATCAGAATCATATGATGATTTTATTAAAAATATATCTTCGATTTGTATATTAGTAGAATTAAATTCAATAGGTATTATTGATGATATACCATCAATGTATAATGAAGTTCAACTTATTAAGCAATTAGAAAAAATGGGAATAGGTAGACCATCAACATATTCTACAATTACTGATAAGCTTTTGGAAAAAAAGTATGTAGAAATTGGGCAAAATCCACAACAAGAATATAATATAGAAATATTTAATAAAAAAAATAAAGATATACAAACAAGTAATAAAACAATTAATTTGGGAGGTAAACAAAAAGATTTATTATTACCTACTGATTTAGGTAATGATGTAATTAAATATATATACGAAATTATGCCTTATTTATGCGATTTGAAATTCACATCAAATATGGAAAATGATCTAGATGATATTATAAATTCTAAAAATAGTAAAATTAATATATTGAACAATATTTATTCTAAAATTATTGATTCATTAAAATCAATTAATATTGAACCTGTTAAAAAAGTTAGAAAAGAACTTGAAACAGGTATTATATCAACACGATATGGTTATTGTTATTATAATAAAGATATTAACTCGTATACAAATATAGAATCATATTTAAAATGGAAAAAAAAAAGCATAAGTGATTTATCAAATATTGAAATTAAATTCTTGTCTTCATTACCCAGAAAAATAAATCATAATGATATTGAATATTATTTACATATTGGTAAGTATGGTTTATATCTAAAAGATTTAAAAAATAATAATCATAAATTAGAAAAAAAATTATGGGATAAATATATATATTAATCATATGGTGATAATCCTTTCTTACCATTTGCATACCACGATTTAACATAATCATTTGTAAAATCAGGATGTTCTTTATTTTCGTGATAATCTATATCGATGCAATTTTGTATATTTTTGTTACATTTTTTACAATACCAAGTATTATCTTTTTTTTCATACATTATTTATTTTACTTCTTTTCTTTATCTTTAAGTAATTTAGATATATTTTTATTAAGTTGGTGCAATTCAAATGCAATATTAGACATAGATGTAGCTACATTAACGCCGTATTCATCTGAAAAATAATTATTCAATAATTCTCCCATATCATCTTGATCACACATATCATCATCTTCATCATCTTCATCATCATCTTCATCATCTTCATCATCTTCATCATCTGAATCTACTTCTACATCAGAATTAGAGTCATTGTCAGAATCATCTACACTACTTTCAGAATCATCTTTTTTATGTTCTACATCTTCATTATCAATATCCTTATTTACTGCGACATGTTCATTTTCTTTATTTTTTTGATCTTCAGTCTCTTTTACAACACATTTAGCTTTTTTCTTTTTCTTTGGAATATTCATTTCATCCATTTTGCTAACACTATTAATAAATGACATAAAATCCATCGCATCAAGTTTATCTTTTCCCATTGTATTATGAATATAATATTCGTTATAGTTCTTATATCTTTTTTTTTAATTTTTATTATTAAGAGATAAGCATTAAATGGATAATATATGCATATATATATTTGGCTTTATTATTGGGGTATTTTTATTAATTACATTATTGAGATATAATGTATTTTATACATCTAATAATAAAGATTCAAGTGATATTGATATTGATATTGATATTGATAATCTAAATATAGAAAAATTTGATATGCAAGAAAAAATATTAGAAGATTATGATGAAGAAGACGATAACAACTTTGTAAAATGTAATATTAACATATTAAATAATTTTAAAATAGATCGACTATTAAAAAAACATTATTTAATAACATTGATATCTTCTTATAATAAAGGTAATTATAACAAACAAACTAAGACATGGGCCTTAGACAATAAAAATATGAACAATAAAGGTGATAACAGTGTGAAACTTGATGTAAATCCCGAATATATTCATTTCCCACTTAAACCAACAATAGGAGGTTTTAATATTAATAAATCTACTATCGAAATTATGCCTAAATATATGAAAAGTAAATTAGGAATGAATTGGGAAGAATTTAATGAAACACCAAGCAATTTTATTGAAATAGACGAAGATACCAATGGGTACTATAAACTTAAAGAAAAGCTATCATCTGGGCAAACTAAATTCTCTTCAAATATGATTAAAAAATTTCCAGAAATAATGCATAATAATTATATAACTATAAATGAAAAAAAATATAAACCTTTAATTAATAATTTAGAAAATATAAAAAAAATATCAATATTATTTGCATTTAAGTTAAAAGAAATTGATAATGATTTTGGGAAATTGTTATATATTGGGAATAAAAATAATGGTAATTTAATATCAATTAATATAATAAATTCTAATAATGTTAATACAAATACAATTGATCAAAAATGTATTGAAGATAAAAACTGTAAAAAAATTATCGAAAATATACATAATAGTATAAATTTGCATAATAATTATTACGAACAAAACAGTATTTCAAATAATGAATTCACTAAATATATATCTGAAAAATGTGAAGAAGGTGAAGAATATATTATAAATAAAAATATGTGTGAATATATTAAAAAAACATATACTGATGAAATATCATTCCATAATAGATTATATGAAAAAAAGAAATATACAATACAGATTGTAATAGAATCTTATACTTATAATATCTATGATGTAAGTGAAGATATCTTCAACGATAACTATACATCTATTTCGCTAATAATTGATAATAACGATATAACATTTTATTTAAATGATATTATAATGAAATTTAAAAAACGCAATAATAATAGTTTGGTAGCTCTATATCCATGTATTTTAAATAAAAATAAAAATTGTGATTTAATATTATATAGTTTCGCATTATTTGATGATGCTATATGTGAAGCAGATATAGGTGCATTCAAATTATATAATAATTATTACTTGTATGGGATAGAAAATGAAGAAAATGAAGAAAATTAATATATAAAAGAATTAATATATTTTAATTAAAATGCTTAACTCAGCAATATTTATCTTATCACAAAATACTGTAGAGCGTAAAATTTATTTGAAAACCAGCTTATATTTTTTATTTAAAAACTTTAATGCTAAATATAAATATCCTGTTATTATTTTACATGAAGGAGATTATGACGAACATTCTAAAAATGAAATAAAAATGAGTATTAGATCTGAATGTAGAAAAATAATTAGATTTCAAGAATTAGATAGTTGTGATTTTATAATTCCAGAACATATAGATATTGAAAAAATGAATAAATGTATTGAAGTACGTCCTGTACCATATTGGAGAAATAAGAATTATAGAATTATGTGTTATTTTTGGATTAAACATTTTTTCAAATATTGTAAGGAATATGATTATGTAATGCGTCTTGATGACGATAGTATTATCGAAGAAACAATTAATACTGATTTATTTGATGTAATGGAAAAAAAAGATTTGAATTACGCTTCAAATATAATACATATTGATTGTAGTATATGTAATTATGGTATGAAGAAGTTCTTTATAGATGTATGTCCAATGAAAAAAGACAAAATTAATGAACTATTTATTGATCATAAGTTAAAAGACGATGCAACTCATTTTGATAAATTTAAAAATCTATATCAAATTATAAACGAATGTAATTATAATAAAAATGAATTTGATATGTCCATGCCTATAATGTATTATAATAATTTTTCAATTACGCGAACAAGAATATGGAATACTCCAGAAATTAAAAATATAATAAATGAAATAGATAAATTAGGTTATATTTTTTACTTTAGATGGGGTGATGCTCCATTACAAACAATATTAATGAAATTATATGATAATACAAAATTATCTAAGTTTTCTTTTAAATATAGTAAAAGATTACAGCGAGAATCTTTTCAAGATGAAGATAATAATATACATTCTTTTATGCCTTATTCATATGACAATAATAGTTGTGTAAGTAAAAAATAAATTAAATTAAATTACATTTTTATTAAGAGAATCTATTAATATTTCCATTTGTTCAGCATCAATTTCACGATTCTTTACATAAATACCAAAACATTTATTTCTAAAAAATATAAATTTATTATTTTTAATATTTTCTATGTAAAGATTTCTAGATAATAAAGTTTTATTGAAAAATGGTACTTCGCAAAAATATTTAAAATCTATTTGTATTGGTTCTATATTTTTATAATCCTTGACAAATATTCCAAAAGATACGTCATCAATTATATTTCTATCAATTATACTTTTATTTTTAATAATGTCATTTACTGCATTTTTTGTAAATATTATTGATGTTCCTGAAGCAAATTTTGTACCAAAATGTTTTTTATCTTCGACACCCATACCTAACCATTGTAAATCAACTATTAAACCAGATCCATAATATTCAATTGGTTTATTTTTTAAATTTTCAATTAATCTATTAAATTCAATTATTGTACTTATATTACTTCTAACACAATAATCATAATTTATATAATTTAAATATTCCATTGATAATAAAGTTTTGTCTATTATACCAGGTATGCGATTTTCTTGACCATCAATATATAAAATATCATCTTTAATAAAATATTCTTTATTATATTTTTTTTTGATATCATTGTTGTATACAATAAAATATGTATAAACGTCTTTATTAAATTTTTTGTAATAATTACTCAATGTAATTTGCATTTTTTCATATGCACCAGCTGTAATATTATCATTACTTTCAATTGATCCTGAATATATAATTAAATGTAATATTTTCATTTTTATAATTATAATGTTGATATTTTTATATATTATCAATAGAAATATTATTATCACTACTACAATCACTTTCTAAACTAATTCTTCTTTCATTATTACAATCATCATCATTGCCATCAGAATTATATTCATTAAAATTGATATGGGTTTCTTTATTTTCACAACTCAAACTATTAGAATTATTAAAATATTCATTTTTTAAAGTGTTTGATATATATGCACCTTCTAATATAGTTGAATATTCATCTGTTGGAACTTTATGTACTATATCCACTTTATTAATCTGATAATCTCTATTTGAAACTATAACAATATCGCCTTTTTCAATCAATACTCTTTTATTGAATTTTCTCAAATTACCTCTTATTATTCCTATAACTTCATTCCCACTATTTGTCATTAAATTAACACGGCAATTTCCTAATATTTTTTTAACAATACCATATTCTTCACAATCTAAGTTAATATCATATTTAGCATTTTTGCTTGAATTAAAATTTTTCTTTTTTTTTCTAATTGATGCTTGATACATTATTAATTTTATTTATATTGTTATTATTATTTAATCTTTATATTATTTAATGTGAAATATATAAGAATATTAAATATATATTTAATATAAATGGATAATAATACAATATTTCTAAATGATTCATGGATCATGTATTTTCATGATCCTTATGATATAGATTGGGATAATAATAGTTATAATATGTTAGGACAAATGTCAACAGTTGATGATTTTATTTATTATTTTAAAGCATTTAAGGACCTTTTTAAAAAAGGGATGTTTTTTATAATGCGTCTAGATATAATGCCACAATATGAAGACGAAATGAATATTAACGGAGGTTGTTTTTCTTTTAAAATATATCCCGAAGATTTGGAAAAAAGATTTTTTAATTTATGTGCAAATGCATTGGGTGAAAATATAGGTAAAGAAGATGATTATTCTAATAATATAAATGGGATATCAATTAGTCCTAAAAAATTTTACTATATTGCTAGAATTTGGATCAAAGATAAAAAATATGCTAAAAAAGATTTATATAATTTTGATATTCCAAAACACTCTTCACTAATGTATAAAAATCATATATAAGATTTGCCATTATTAATATTTTTATGAGATGTTATATTTATTAATACAAAAATTATACTCGATAATCAAAACTTTTATATTATATTCGACTATGCCCTTTAGACTAATATTGGTGTATTTAGTATTATTAATAGGTGTTTACATCCTACATTATTTAAATAATGTAGGTGATTTTACATTTTGTGTACTAGCAGCTGGTAAAATAATATTATATATTTTATCAATAAATGTTGAAATATCTAATGAAGATATGAATAAATATATGAAATATTTACATAGTGATGAAAAGTATCTATGTGTATTTACTCACAGTACATTAATAGACGCAGTTATAATATTTGGTAATTTACCTCGTGCTGCAGGCGTAATGAATAAGCAAAAAGAACTTAAATATATATTATATGATGAAAAAATAAGCGATAAAATGGGTGGTATACTTTTAGATAGATCAAAAATGATTGGAGGAACTACAAAAATAATTAAGAATAAGGTTGAAAATCGTAAAAGTGGTGATGCACCATTATATATTGCACCTGGTTCTGGTAAAACACCTGAAATTCCTGGAAATATAACACAATTTAAAAGTAAAGGTGCATTTGTTAATAAAACAAAAATATTACCTATAATAATAAAATATGAAGACGATAGTCTTAATTATAATGGAGATATGGGAGAATCAATGCTTCATAGTTATTTAAAAATCTTTTTAGTTGAAAATTACAATGTAAAAATTAAAATTGGAGATATGATAGATCCTTTAGAAACTGAAAGTATTGAAAATTACAAAGATAGAGTTTATAATATTATGAATGAACAATATAAAGAAATGTAAATTAACTTTAAATATACATAAATGATAGAAATTTCAAATATATATTTGTTTATAAAATATATATTTGCTCCATTGAAATTAATATTTTTGATATTATTCATAATATTTGGATGTTATATAATAAAAAATATAGATACTGATAATTATTATATTATTATAATAATATTTTTTAAAATATTATTATATATATTATCATATAATATAGAAATATCTGACGAAGATTATAATAAATATGTAAATTATTTATATAGTAATGAAAAATATATATGTGTATTCAATCATATATCTCTACTGGATGGATTTTTATTATTTGCTACCTTTCCAAAAATGGGAGTAGTTTTATATAAACATAAATTTTATGAATATTTAAATTATGACGATGATGTTAATAATAAATCAAATAGTATTTTTGTTAGTTTAACTGAAAAAACAAATGTTTCGCAAAAAATTAAGCTACATATTGAAAATAGAAAACCTGGTGGTCATATACTTTTTATATCACCTTCTGAATGTAATTTACCAGATAATCCTGGTGATATAAGTCATTTTACGCGCAAAGGTGCATTTATAAGTAAAAATAAGATATTGCCAATATTATTAAAATATGAAAATAATAGTTTAATATATAGTCATGAACATGAAACAATTTTGGGTAGTATTTTCAAATTATTTTTAGCGCAAAATAATTATACTATTAAAATAAAAATTGGTGATCTAATAAATTCAAATGAAAAAGAAACAATATGTGATTATAAAGACCGTGTTTATAATATAATGAATGAACAATATAAAGAAATGTGATATATTAAGTAAATATGAAAGACATTGGATTGATATTAGCATCGACTACGTCGGGTGGTATTGGATATGAAAATTCTTTACCATGGAATATACCAGATGAATTAAAGAGTTTTAAAAAAATTACAACAACTGTAACAACAGAAAAAAAAAAAAATTGTGTAATTATGGGTAAAAATACATGGTATTCGATACCAAATACACCTTTAAAAGATAGAGTAAATATTATTATATCCAACAATGATTATGAATTACTTGTTAAAGAACTACATAATAACGATGATATAATTATTGTAAATAATTTTCAAAATGCAATTAATCATGTTAATCAAACTGATAATATTGATTCTGCATTTATAATTGGTGGTGCTCAATTATATACAGATTGTTTAACTAAATATATTGATAAAATTAAATATGTATATATGTCATTAATATTTGATAAAAATTATAAATGTGATAAATTTATAAATATGCAACTTATTTATGATAATTTTGATATCAATAAAAAAGACATAATTGTTAACGATAAATATATTAACATGAAAGGAATTAATAAATATTTTCCTATAATAATCGACGAACCACCTGATTAAATTAATAATTTACAAAGTAATTGTTCGATATAAATTGGTTCTTTACATTTATTAGTTTGAGAAAGAATATAATCTATATCACTTCCATATCTTATTATTTCTATTTTAAGTTTTATTTTATAATCAGTATGATATTTTTTTGCTAATTTAGAATATTTATAATTAAAATAAATATTATTTTCATCATCAACTAATTTTAGAAAATCTTCAACAATATTTTTTATTGTAATATTATATTGACAACATTTGTAAGATAAATTTCTAATTTCTTCTAAATTTTTTTTATCGAATTTCTTAATAAAATCAATAAATGGTGGGTAATTATAATTTATAAATGAGTTTGTTAATAAAAATTCTCTACCTGGAAGTGATTCATTATCTGTAATAAAAATAGATTTAACTATATTTCTCGATCTTGTTAAAGCAAAACTATCATTTAATGACATATCTAAATAATTTATATAAATATCATTAATTTCATCAAAACTAAATAGAGGTATTCTAAATGAAATATATCTACTTCTAATGGGAAGTTCAATTTTAGAAATATTATGAGTAGATGAAATAAATGTTATGTTACTTGAAAAACGTTCAAGTAATATACGAAAATCATAAAAATTTCTATATAACAAATCAATATGTTTTAATATTATCAAATGTTTACTATAATTTATACTTTTAGTATTTACAATATGTAATAAAAATTTAGTTAATTTATCGATATTTTTAATATTATCGGGATTCATTAGATCAATTTCAATAAAATATTGATTTTCATTATAGTAAATACATTTATCCCAAATATGTTGTGTACGATATAATTTATTTTTATTTAATTTTTTCATCAATATAACATCAATCATTAAGTCTATTGGAAATCCGTGAGAACAATATAATAGTACATTATTAGGTGATAATAATGTATTTTTTAATATAATTTCATATTTACTATTATTGCATATAATATCTGGAAATTTTTCTTGCAATTTTTCCCATGCACTCTCTATCATATAAATATTAATATCATTATATTATATAATATTTATTATTTTTATATGGACATATTTGGAGATTGGTTTAATAAGAAATTAAAAGTTAATAATTTTCCATATAATCATATTATAATTGAAAATTTCTTATCCAATGATTTTTATAATATTATTATAAAATCTTTACCCAAAAATATTGATAATTTTTGGAAATATTATAATCCAATTGAAGTAAAATATGTTTTGGATAATAGAGAACTATATGATTCAAATATTAATTGTTTAATTGATAAAATGTGTGAAAAAGAATTTGTAGATAAATTAAAAAACTTATTTAACATCAATGATATTGAACCAGATAAAACATTACATGGATCGGGATTGCATTATCATCCTAGATACGGAAGATTAAATATGCATCTTGATTATGAAAAACATCCTTTATTGGAAAATAAACAAAGACGTTTAAATATTATATTTTATTTAAATGATGAATGGAATAATGATTGGAATGGTGCAACTGAGCTTTGGGATTCAAATATGACAAAATGTATAACCAAATGTTATCCTAAAAAAAATAGAGTAATTATATTTGAAACATCAGAATTCAGTTGGCATGGTGTCCCAGATAAAATAATGTGTCCTGAAAAACATTTCAGAAAAACATTAGCTTTTTATTATATATCTCCATTGACTTCAAAATCACAATCTAATAAATTAGGAGCAAATTCATCAGGTTATAGAACAAAAGCTGTTTTTGTCAAAAGACCGCAAGATAAATATAATGATAAAATGGAAAAATTATATAATATTAGACCACAAAGAAGAATAACTGAAAATGATATAAATGAAATATGGCCTGAATGGAATATAAAGATTTAATAATCATTATATTTAAATAATGTATATAGAAATATTTGAATTAGATAAAGGAGTGTTATCGAATTATACTCGCGAAGACATTAAGTCTATATATAAAAAAATAGCTCTTGAATGTCATCCAGATAAACTTTGTAATATTACAGATGAAATTTTAAAAAAAAAAAAAATAGAAAAATTTAAAAATGCAAGTATAGCTTATAAAAAAGCATTAGAAGATTTTGATAATTATGGCTATTTAAATGATTTCGGTTATGATGATTTTAATTATAGTTTCGATGATCTTGGAGATGACTTTGATATGTATAAAAATATGGATATGCAATTTTGGAAGGATATATATAGTGATTTTTTTTCTAATAAAGATGAAATTGAAAAAACTTTTGTTAATGTTGCAAAAATGTTTATGGATAAAGGAATTGGGAATCGCAAATATTATAATCCGTCGACTTCAGTAATAATTCATAGTATAGTATTACCATTGTCCTATTTTGATTTAATAAATAGTAGAAAAAAAAAATTACAAATAATATTAAAAGGTATTGAAGAACCTTTTAATATTAGTATTTTATGCAAAAAAGAATATCCTTTTTTAAAAAGACAATATATAGATGATAATGGTGTAGAACATGATATAGATATTAAAATGATATTATCTAATGAAAAAAATAAAACAGGATTTAAACATGAATTTAATCAAAATGGAACTATAGATTTATTTGTAAAAATACATGTGAATTTACATGATTATATCGTAGGTTCTCATAAAAATATAAAATATATTGATGGTAATTGTATTAATGTTACAATAAAACCTTTTGATTTAGGTAAAATTATAATAAAAAATAAAGGTTTATTGGGTGGCGATTTGATTATTAATTTAAATTATAAAAATATAAATATAGATGAATGGAATATTATCCAAGAAGAAGATAAAAAAACATTTGTTAATATCATAAATAAATTTTATAAATAAATTATTTATGTTATCATATTAAAATTGATATAAGAATAATACACTATTATTATATGTAAAATGTAATAATAGTTTATTTATAAGGTAATGTTAGTATTCTGTATAGGATACATCCAGCAATTACTAATAAATAATTTGAATAGTTTTATCTTATAAGGTTAGTATTCTGTATAGGATACATCCAGCAATTACTAATAAATAATTTGAATAGTTTTATCTTATGATAAGATTAGTATTCTGTATAGGATACATCCAGCAATTACTAATAAATAATTTGAATAGTTTTATCTTATGATAAGATTAGTATTCTGTATAGGATACATCCAGCAATTACTAATAAATATGCAAATAGTTTTATCTTATGATAAGATTAGTATTCTGTATAGGATACATCCAGCAATTACTAATAAAAAAATTGAATAATATTTTGTGGTTTTCTTGTAATTTATATTTTATATTTTATATTTTATAATTTATATTTTATATTTTTATGATTGTTATATTTTATTTTATTTTTATGATTGTTATATTTTATTATGATATTAATAAAATTAGATTTAGCTTTTTCTTTTTTAATTCTTCTAATTCTAACAAATAATCCAGGCATTAGTATATTATATATTATATATAATTATAATAATATATATATCAATTTTTTTTAATATTTTCATATATAATAAATCTTTTAATATAGAAATAATAGATTTTTATAGTAATTATAAAGTTTTTATCTGAGATTGCGTTTTTCGCGTTCTTTTAAATATTGAATTTTAATTTTTTTGTGATTTAAAATAAATTTATAATTTTTAGTTTTTATTGGAGTATATGATATCTTACTTTCATTGATAATAATTTCATTTCTTTTTTCTACTATGATATTATTATAATATATTTCTTTGATATCGGGACAACTTGAGCTTCTACATATTTTTAATTTATTTTGCTTTTGAGTGCATCCTGTATTATTCACTATAATTAGTAGAATAAAAATGTACTTAATGAATGTATACATCATTATTTCTTTAATAATATATAAAAATAAACTAACTATCATTTTTTATTTTAAAATGCTTTTCATTTTTTTATATTCTTTCATATTCATTATTCCCATTTTTTTGTTACAATCTTCACATACAGGCATCATATTATCTAAACTAGTTTCACCCCCTAATGCGTGTGCTACTATATGCCCGCAATGCATTTTTTTATCATATTGCAATTCTTTATTACACGTATAACAAATTCCATTATTATTATCGTTGTTAACTTTATTCCAAATTTTTCTTCTTAGCTCTGGTGATGGCATCTCTCTTTTTTTTTCTTTAATATTATCAATCTTTTTAATAAAATCACAAATATCTTTTTGTGTTAATATTAAATTATTTATAATTGTATATAATGCTAAATCAAGCCATTCAAAATTTTTCATTATAGATAAATAGCAAACATTGCAATTTTTTTTTATTGATTTTTCCTTACATCTTTTAAATTTATTTCCATATTCTCCTCCTATTTGCATTTCTGATATTGAATCTAAATAATTATTTATTTTTATTATTGTATTAAAAACATCTTTAATACTTTTATTTAAAGGTTTTAATTTTTCTTTAAAATTTCTATTTTTAATATTTAATAATAGCATATTATATGAAATATTTGGACAACTTTTATTACCATCTATTTCGTGTATATATTCTCTTGTAAATGTATTTAATAAAAGTTGAGCTAAATCTCTATCAAACTGTACTATATTACCAATTGGTTTAATTGGTGAATTTTTATTAATTTTATAAAAATATTCTTCGACTTCTTCATATTTTTCGACATTATATATAATTAAGGGAATATTTATATCAATATTATAACCATTATCTTTTAATCTGGAATAAACGACTAATCTATGTTGTCCATCTAATAAATATCCAATTTTATCATTTTTATTATATGCTATTGTAAAACTTTGTAATAATGAAAAACAACCATATTTATTATACTCAGATATTTGATCATTTACCATTTCTTGAATATGAGTTTCATCAACTAATCTTTGTAAATCTGGAGTTTCATATTTATTAATTAAATTTTCAATTCTTTCAATTACCATTTTTGATCTATGAGTATCCATGCGATATTGATAATATATTATTATATAATAATAATATATTTTTATATATTTTAATATTATAATATTGTTCTTAATATAGAATATTTCATGGCAAAAATACCAAAAGACGCGACTTGTATTAGAAATACAAGTTCATGGGCTCATGTAAAACCTTATCATAAATTTGATTCACAAAAATTTGATAAAGATGAAGTACTCAAAGATATACCATTAATGTCGCCAAAAATTCATTCAATGTTAAATAAAATTAAAGAGCTCGATGAAGAAGATATGGCAAATGATAACAAATATTATAAACATATTATATATAGCGATGTTGCAGGTGTAAATGGTGCAAAAATGGTAGCATCATCTATGTTAGCATACGATTATCAATTAATATATAATAAAGGCACTTTTGTCAAAGATTTGCCTAAATCTGATTATACATTCGGATTATTGACTTCTTCAACTGTTTATAAAAAACCTTTAACTGTTAAGCTTAAAAAAAATATGATGAAAACAATGAATGAAAGACCTGAAAATATTGCAGGTAAAAATATGCGTTTTGTAATATTAGATTCTGGTTTTAAAGAGGGTATTGATGTATTTGATGTTAAATATATGCATATTTTAGAACCATTAACAACAAAGGCTGAAAATACACAGGTTATCGGAAGAGGAACAAGATTCTGTGGTCAATCAGGCTTACCATTTAAACCAGAAATTGGGTGGCCTTTAAATGTTTATAGATATAATGTAAATTATAATGATAATATGACACTTCACGATTTATATATCAAACATAGTAATCAAAATGTTAGTGCTCTTAATTTTTCTGCTGATGTTGAAGAAATTATGATTGCGTCAGCAGTTGATTTACCATTAACAGAAAATATTCATATGTTAAGTACTAAAAATAATAGATTTTATGATTCCATTATAAATTTACTAAGTAATAAAACAAATTCTAGATCTTCTTCCAAACGTGTCAAAAAAGATTTAGTAAAAAATATAAATGGTAAAATTTTCACAAATGAAGAAAAATTAGATTGTAAACAGATTTGTAAAGGACCTTTTGAAGAATTAGAAGATGCTACCGCAATATTGTTGACAGCAGTTATACTTGATGTTGATAAAATTGAAAATAATAATTATAGATCACGTGGTAAGAAAATACTTGGTAAAAAAATATTAGATAAATATATTCCCGATGGTAAATTATTAAATGCTTTACTTGAAGTACACCCCAAGAGTGTATTATGTAACCATTTAGATAAAAGAAAGAGTTACTGCGATACTGTTAATAAGATTTGGTTAAAACCTCTATATACATTCAAAATATTTGGTGATAAGATTATTGAAAATCTTAAATTTTATAAAGCTAAAAAGCAAATAACAGATAAAAATTATGAAATAGCATTAAAATATGTACAAAAATATATTGATAAATCTAAAATAAAGAAAGATCCTTTATTACCCACACCACCATTAGAAAAACTAAATCATTTAGATTTATATAAATATATAAATAAAAACTTTAAAAGTTTCAAATGGCCTTTATTGGAGGTTAAAAATAAATGTGTCAAAGAAACTGAAAATAAATCCCAATCTAAATCTGAAAAAAAGGATTACGAGGTAGTTAAATTTTCTAATACTCAAGCATTTGTGCAAAATTTCTTAACACCTGAATCACCTTATAAAGGTATGTTTTTATATCATAGTGTTGGATCTGGAAAAACATGTACTGCAATTGCATCAGCAACTAAAAGTTTTGATGAAAATGATTATACAATTTTATGGGTCACACGCCATACTCTTAAAGAAGATATCTGGAAAAATATGTTCGAAAAAATATGTAATATAAGAATTCGTAATTTAATAAATAATGGAAAAGTATTACCAAAAAATAGATCTGATAGAATGGCTCTTTTAGGAAAAAACTGGATACAACCAATATCCTATAAACAATTTACTAATTTAATAAAAGGTAAAAATAAATTTTATCAACAAATGGTAGATAAAAATGGTATCGAAGATCCTTTCAAAAAAACACTTATAATAATTGATGAAATACATAAAATTTATAGTAATACTTTATCTGGATTAGAAAAACCTAACCCAGACGTTCTACAAGAAATGATACAAAAATCATATAGTATTTCAAAAAATAATTCGTTAAAATTATTACTTATGTCAGCTACTCCAATAACAGAAGATCCAATGAGTGCTGTTAAAATAATTAACTTATTACTTGAGGGTGAAGATAGATTTATTGAAAACTTTGATGAGTTTAAAAATAAATATTGTAATGAAAACGGTTTATTTAATGAACAAGGATCAATGATGTTTATTAATAAGGTATCTGGTTTAATAAGTTATATTGATAGAAGTAATGATCGTAGTCAATTTGCATATCCTGTAATGAATGATATAATTCTTAACATTAAAACTGAATATACAAATAATAGAGATTTATTAGAACTTGATACAAGAATTGTCGAATTAGAAAATATAATAAATAATTTAGATAAAAAAATAGATAAAGTACGAATTAAAACATTAACTAAAGAAATCAGAGATATTAAAAAAGAAAAAAAAGGTTTAGAAAAACAAAAATCGGAACCTAAAAATATAATAGATTATGTAAATAAATGTTTTACTAAGAAAAAACTTAAAAATATACAAACTGTAACGCAATAAGTTTATGCCGCGTAATAATTTATGTAAGAATTTTAGCAAATGATAATAGATATGATATTTTTATATTCCTTAATACTTACGGCAATATTATTTACAACTTATTTATATTTTGTCACAAAAGATATTGATAATGATGATGAATATAATGAAAAAAATAAGGAAATATTTACTTTAAACAATTTTATAATATTTACAATAATATATGTTTTTACATTTACATTATTATATTTGGCATTCGACGATGGTTCAACATTAATATCTTTAACAGGTGGTATGTCAGATGAAGAAGATTATAGTAAATCAAATAAAATTTATAAAACAAATATTTTTGATCCATCTGTGTTGAAACATAATAGCGATCCTATGAAAGCTGGATTTGAACCATACAATAGTAATAGTTCGAGTGGTGAAACATCTTCTGAAAATGGTAGTAGTAGTGCATCTTCAGATGAAAAAAATGGTTCAGATTCTGATTAGTATATTTTTTTTATAATATTATATATAATATTATATCTTAATATTTAATATTAAATGTGATATATTCTTCTGCATCGTGATAAATATCATTTAAATTAGTAGCAGCCATTTTGTTAGGATACTTAACTATTAAAATAGCTCTATCATTTTTTTTAAAATATAAAAATATAAAAATATAAAAATATAAAAATATAAAAATATAAAAATATACAAAATATACAAAATATACAAAATATACAAAATATTTTAATCTAATATTTTACATAATAACAATTTTCAAGATAACTGTGTATAATTTAAATTTTTATAACATTCTAATTATATTTCTGTAAAGATTTTTCAACTTAAATTTCAGGAACAATATTTGGTATTTTGTTCAATAATCATATAATTTTTAGCAAGTATTTCATTTATTAAAATAATGTAACATATAAATTTATTTTAGTGTTTTCGATAAAATAACTTTATAAGTATCCTCATTTATAAAATGTTTAATGCGTGAAGAAAACATTTCTGTAATCTTATCTTTTTTAACATAATGTTCTATTGTATTTAATTCTTTATCTATTTTTTCATATTCGTTATTAATATATTTATTTAAATAACTAATATTTCTTTCAAATAATTTATTATTATCATTGAAATAATTATTACAATATTCTTTTTTTTTATTATTGGTATTATAGTCAAATATTAAAGGTACCTCTGGGATATCTTCAAATAAATAACATTCATTATCATAATATTCTGTAAAATATAATCCTTTCCAGTTTTTTTTGGCAGTAATTACCCATCCTTTATTATAAGAGTTTTCGAAATATTCTAATTTATTGATATCTTTAGTCAA